CGGTGAATCTGACAGACCCGACTGACGACATGTAGACAGATTTGCCTTAACTCACATGTGAGAACTTTATAATGGCTAAAACCACTTTTTCAGGCCCAGTCCGTTCGGATAATGGCTTTCAAATCCCCGTTGTAGCTACTGCTGACCTCCCAGCTTTTGGTGATGTTGCTGTAGGTACTACTTATATGGTCAGCGATAACGGCACAGGTAACAACGAATACTGCATCGTAATCAACACTGGCGCTGCTTGGGTAACTGCTATTGGCGCGGCACTCAGCTAATAGGAGGCATTTATGTCTAGTTCTGATGTTTCCGCAAAGCGGATTACTGCCGTAGGTTCGGTAGCTGTAGGGCCAGCGCGAGTAAGGCAAGTGCAAGTACTGACTAATAACACTGGCGCGGGGCGACTCACTATAACCGACGGTAATGGTGGAGCTACTCTCCTAGATATTGATTTTGAAGCAAATGACTCCCACTCCGTTAACATACCCGACTATGGGGTGCGTTTTCAGGATGATGTTTTCATTACCGCTTTTACCAATATCGACGCTATTACAGTGTTCTATAGTTAATGCGTAGGTATTACAAGTCCGGCGGTAAAGTCGATAAAAAGGCTATGGCGTGCAACAAGCCACGTCGGACTCCCTCGCACGCTAAGAAATCTCACATAGTTAAAGCATGTGAGAATGGCAAAGAGAAAATAATACGCTACGGTGAGCAAGGCGCATCTACAGCGGGCAAGCCTAAAAAGGGTGAGTCCGCCAAGATGAAAGCCAAACGTAAATCTTTTAAAGCCCGTCACGGTAAAAATATCGCTAAAGGCAAGATGTCTGCGGCATATTGGGCAAATAAATCAAAATGGTGATATAGATGGATGAGATGAAGACCCCAAAAGTACCTTCTAAAGAAGAGTTTGATAAGATGACTCCTGAGCAAAAAGCCGCCCGCAGGAAAAAAACTATGATGCAGAACTTAAACCTTAGCCCTGAAGAGAAAAAAGCTAAGAAAGCTATGCAGAATAAGCCCACCAATAAGATGAAAGCTGGCGGTAAGGTTCGTGGCTGCGGTATGGCTCGTGGTGGTAGAGTCTGCAAAATGGTCAAGATGAAAGGTGCGTAATGCGACGCTACTACAGGAATAGCGACTGCGGTTGCGGCAGTAAGCCCCGAAAGATGAAAGAGGGGGGCACTGTAAAAGACGCGTGCTATAAGAAGGTAAAGAAGCAGTATAAAGTGTTCCCGTCTGCTTACGCGTCGGGAGCCATCGCTAAGTGCCGGAAGAAAAAGGCTGGTAAGTAATGCGGGCGTACTATAAGTCTGGTGGTAAGATACGCAAGACAGAAAAAGGTGCTTCGTTAAAGCGTTGGTTCAAAGAGGACTGGAAAGACGTACGCACTGGCAAGGCTTGTGGTCGGAAGAAAGGAGACGGTCGCGGTACTCCATACTGCCGTCCCAGCAAACGGGTATCTGAGAAGACTCCTAAGACCTCTGGTGAGATGTCTAGCGCCGAGAAGAAAAAGAAGGTAGCTGAGAAGAAAAGACTAGGGCAGCCAGCAGGTAAGCCTAGACGAGTATCAGCTACCAAGCGGAGAAAGAAATAATGGGTATGGGCGTTAAGCATTACTTCAAAGACGGCAAAGAACATAAGGGCGGTATGCATAAGCACTCTGACGGAACCCTTATGACTGGTAAAACTATGTCAAATACGTCTAAAAAACTGTATCACTATGGCGACTTATCTAGTAAGGCTAAGGTCAAAGCTAAGACAGGGTGGGGTAAATAATGGCTACATCAGGAACTACAGCGTTTAACATGGACTTCACTGAGATCGCTGAAGAAGCGTTTGAACGTGCAGGACGTGAGATGCGCTCTGGGTATGACCTCCGTACCGCCCGCCGATCTATGAACTTGCTGACTATTGAGTGGCAGAACCGCGGCATTAACATGTGGACTATAGATAGTGGCACTATTAACTTAGTTAAAGGGCAGACCCAGTATGACTTGCCCGCAGACACTATAGACCTATTAGAACAGCAGATACGCACAGGTAGTGGCAACGCGGCAACACAGTCTGATCTTACCCTAAGTCGTATTAGTGTAAGTACCTACGCGTCTATCCCTAACAAGTTAACACAAGGTAGGCCCATACAGATGTACATTGAGCGTTTACGCGACGCTCCTAAAGTTAATATGTGGCCTATACCTGACAACAACGATTATGTTTTATACTATTGGCGTATGCGTAGGATTGAAGACGCGGGTAGTGGTATACAGACCTCAGATATGAACTTTAGGTTTTTCCCGTGTTTAGTAGCGGGGTTAGCTTACTATATAGCCATGAAGCTACCTGAAATGACTGAGCGAGTGCCTATGTTAAAAGCTGTGTATGACGAGCAGTTTGAGATGGCCGCAGGAGAAGATAGGGAGAAGACCTCGGCTAGGTTTACTCCTCGTATAGGGTACGTGTAGACATGGCTAACCAGTTTGCTTCCAGTAATAAAGCCATTGCTTATTGCGATGTATGTGGATTTCAATACAAACTAAAGGAATTAAAGAGCTTAGTCGTAAAGAACAGAGACACTAACATAAAAGCATGTCCCGAGTGTTGGAATCCAGACCAGCCTCAGAACATGTTGGGAGAGTTTCCTGTACATGACCCACAAGCATTACGCGATCCTAGACCAGACCAGAGCCTAGGGTATGCAGGAGCCACTAGTAGCAGAGATATACAGTGGGGTTGGAACCCTGTAGGTGGAGGAGTTGACCCATTTGGATTAACTCCCAATGTATTATTAATAAATGGTAGTATAGGGCAAGTCACTGTAACTACCTCATAGGAGCATTAAGATGCCAAAAGTAGGAAATAAAGAGTTTGCGTATACAGATGCAGGCAAAGCAGCCGCTAAGAAAGAAGCCAAGAAGACAGGTAAAAAGATGACTAATGCCTATAAAGAAGGCGGTAAAGTGAAAGTTCGTGGTACAGGCTGCGCAACTAAAGGCTTGTACGCACGCGGCCCCATGGCATAAACTATGAATTACACCGAACTGAAAGCTAATATCCAAGACATTTGTGAGAACACGTTCACAGATGACCAACTCGCTATGTTTACGCAGCAGGCAGAGCAGAAGATATATAACTCAGTTCAGATACCCGCGTTGCGTAAGAATGTTACAGGTACGCTATCTAATGGTAATCAGTATCTAGGTATGCCCTCTGACTTTCTGTGGTCGTATTCTTTGGCAGTTATAGACGGTAGCGGTAATTATACGTTTCTCCTGAACAAAGACGTTAATTTTATGCGCGAAGCCTACCCTAATGACACAGGCACTGGGCTACCAAAACATTACGCGTATTTTGATGACGACTCCTTTATAGTGGGGCCAACCCCTGACGCTGCGTATAGTATGGAGCTTCACTATGGATATTATCCGCAGTCTATAGTTACAGCGGGCACTACGTGGCTGGGAGAAGAGTTTGACTCTGCGCTATTAAATGGCGCATTGGTAGAAGCAATAAGGTTTATGAAAGGTGAGCAAGACATTATAGCTAACTACACTAATATATACTTACAAAGCATGGCCCTACTAAAGAATCTCGGTGACGGTAAGTTGCGTCAGGATTCGTATCGGTCTGGGCAACTCAGAACATCAGTTAGTTGAGGAACTAAAAAATGGCAATAACACAAGCAATGTGTACTTCTTTTAAAGTCGCTCTGTTAGATGGAGAGATGGATTTTAGTAGTAACACATCACAAACTTTTAAAATCGCGCTGTACACGTCTAGTGCCACTTTAAGTGCCGCTACTACTGCGTACGCTACTACTAACGAAGTGTCGGGTACAAACTATACTGCGGGAGGAAATACACTTACTATCTCCGCTGCTCCTGCGTCATCTGGGACTACGGCATTTTTAGATTTTGCAGATACTACGTGGACTGACGCTACTATAACCGCTCGTGGCGCTCTCATATACAAGTCAGGTGGCAGCAATCCAGCGGTTGCGGTATTAGACTTTGGCGGAGATAAAACCTCTACAGCCGGTGACTTTACTGTACAGTTCCCCGCAGCAGACGCTACAAACGCCATCGTACGTATCGCTACTCCATAAGGTAGCTAGATGCCGTCTTCTGTTGAATACGTAGGTTGGGGCAGCGGTGCTTGGGGCCAAACGGCTTGGGGCACCGACCTAACTATAGTATCGGTTGACGGAATTGCCGCAGAAGCAGCGGTAGGTTCTGTAGCAGTTGACGCCGAAGCAAATACTCCTGTAACTGGAGTTGCCGCTGCTGGAGGTATTGGCACAGCTACGATTGACGCTGAATCAGATGTAATGGTTACCAGCGTTGCTGGAGCCGCCGCAGTTGGGACAGTTAGTGTAGACGCTGAAGCCGATATAGCAGTAACAGGTGTAGAGGCCGATGGAGCTGTAGGTACACTAACTGCAACGGGTATAGCAAACCTGACAGTAACAGGTGTAGAAGCTGACGGCGCTGTAGGTACCTTAACAGTAGATGCTGAAGCAGTCGCTCCCGTTACAGGTGTAGAAGCTGACGGAGCTGTAGGTACACTAACAGTAGATGCTGAAGCCGATATAGCAGTAACAGGCGTAGAAGCTGATGGAGCTGTAGGTACCTTAACAGTAGATGCTGGAGCAACCGCACTCGCTACAGGAGTAGAAGCTGACGGCGATGTAGGTGCCCTAACAGTAGATGCTGAAGCAGATGTAGCCGCCGCAGGCGTAGAAGCTGTCGGAGCTGTAGGTACCTTAACAGTAGATGCTGAAGCAAACCTAATAGTAACAGGTGTGGAAGCCGATGGAGCTGTAGGCGCAGTTAATGTAGTATTTGGTATAACTGTACACCCCACGGGGGTAGAAGCTAACATTGAATTAGGTACGGCTACTACAGATTCTGAAGCAGATGTTTCCGTAATTGGTGTATCTGCGGTAGGATATATAGGAATAGTGCATATTTGGGGGGAAGTCGATGATAATCAAGACCCTAATTGGCAAACCATAAACGACAGTCAGACTCCTACATGGAGCGACGTAACAATCACACAAGACCCAAATTGGGACAATATAGCCGCATGAGGCCAGATAAATGACAACGCAATATACTTCGATACTAAAACTTGCCCTTCCAGTTCAAGGCGAACTCAGCGGTACTTGGGGGGATGTAGTAAATGACAATATAACCTCTATGGTAGAACAAGCAATCGCAGGCCGTGCGGTTATTAACTCGTGGTCTACTAACTCACATACACTAACCACAGCAAACGGAACTACCTCCGAATCTAGATGTGCGATGCTAGAGTTTACAGACACAGGGACTCAGTTGTCCGGTGCGGGTACAGTTGTATGCCCAGCCTTGTCTAAGATATACATAGCTAAGAACGCCGCAGGACAGAGCGTAACTTTAAAAACCGCTAGCGGTACCGGAATCCTTGTACCTAATGGGCGTACTATGTTTTTGTTCTGTGACGGGACTAATGTCATTGAAGCGGTAACTAGCACTACTTCTTTACAGTTAGGTACTAGCACTACGGTTACAGCGGTACTTGACGAAGATAACATGGCGTCAAACAGCGCCACATCTCTAGCTACGCAGCAGTCTATTAAGGCGTACGTAGATGCTCAAGTAGGCTCTTTCGACACGCTTGCTGAAGTCCTTGCTCAGGGGAACACCACTGGCGGCACTGATCTGGACATATCCGTTGGCGACGACCTTACTACGTTAAGCGCAGGAACATCTAACTTTCGCGCAGGTGTCAACGCAGGTAACAGCATTGCAAGCGGTGGTAATTATAATGTTGTCGTGGGCGATGAAGCAGGTACTGCGGTTACTACAGCAGACTATACAACAGCTATTGGCTATGCCGCAGGTCTAGCAGTAACCACAGGCAGACTTAACACTCTTATAGGCGGTCTTACAGGAGACGCCTTAACTGTTGGAGAAAGAAATACCGCTGTGGGCGCAGTTGCCTTAGGTGCAGATACTCAAGGAAGCAGGTCGGTTGCAGTAGGTAATTCGGCTTTAGCGACACAAAACTTTACTTCAGCAACAGATGCTTATAATACTGCGGTAGGCTATGACGCAGGTAAGTCAGTAACCACAGGCGTTCAAAACACCTTCATCGGTGCTCTTGCAGGTGATAATCTTACTGATGCTGATTACAACACTGTTGTCGGTATGCAGGCGTTAAACAATGATACGCTGGGTTCGACAAGCACAGCTATTGGTGCGTTTGCTTTAAACAACCAAAACTTTACCTCTGCTACAAATACTTACAACACAGCCGTTGGCTACAGCGCAGGATTGGCAACCACCACAGGCACTCAAAACACTCTCATTGGTGGTCTTGCGGGTGATGCGATTACTACAGCAGCTAACAACACAGCCGTGGGTTATGACTCATTAGGAGCAAATACTACAGGCGCTAACAACACAGCACTTGGTATGACTTCTTTAAAATCAAATACCACAGGAGGTCAAAACGTAGCACTGGGTTTACAAACCTTATACTACAACACCACCGCATCTAACAACACGGCATTAGGTCATGTTGCTATGACATACAACACCACAGGCGCTTCAAATGTAGCCGTGGGCGCAGATGCTTTATTTACAAACACAACCGCATCTAACAACACAGCGGTTGGGTATAAGTCTTTATACGCAAACACCACAGGCACAGAAAACGTAGCCATAGGTATGCAATCCTGTGATGCACAAACTACCGCTAGTTATAACACTGCTTTGGGTTTTGATACGTTAAGCGCAAACGTGTTAGGAAGCAGGAACGTAGCAATCGGTAGAGCCGCTTTGCAAGTAATGAACCCCGCTTCTGCTGTTAATATGTACAACGTAGCGATAGGCTATGGCGCAGGTGAAGGGGTAACCACAGGCACTCAAAACACTCTCATTGGTGGTCTTGCAGGAGATGCAATTACTACTGGCAGTAGCAATGTTGCGGTAGGTTCAGCAGCATTGGGTGCAAACACCACAGCATCTAGCAACACAGCAGTTGGTACGTCAGCTTTAGCCGCAAACACTACAGGAGACGCTAACACAGCTCTTGGTAGTGGTACTTTATATGCCTGTACAACTGCTTCTGCAAATACTGCTGTAGGTAAGGACGCTGGCGCTAACATAACTAC